CATCACCGGAATTAAATATGGCTGCTTTGACTAAAATTTATGCAGCTCAACTGATAGGACAGGATGCTGACACAACACACGTCACCTGCCTATTGACTGCAGCACTAGATGAGACAGCAAGAATCTGCAAACAAGCAGCTAGACTGAACTCGTCAAAGGAAGTCGAACTCATTAACAGATTAAAATCTGAGCCTTCTACTTACACTAACGAACTTCCCTCTTTTTGGCAAGAACTTTGGTATGCGCTAACATGCCGAAGACAACGCGCTTACTTCCAAGACCGTGCGCTATATCATTTCTATAACAATCGTAGACAATGCGTGTACTACACAAATATTATAGCCATAGTCTTGTATCTCCTACTCGGTACATTATTTCTTTTTATGGTCATGCCATGTATCGGTTGGACACAATACATTAACGCGTTAATTAGCACATCTATCCGCTCCCTACGATTTGGGGTGCGCGCACAGCCAATGCAACAACAACCGCCTGACGATTCCACCAACACTACGACGCCGTTTTTATTACTGCTAGTGTATGTATGGTTTGTAGCACGATCTATGCGATCAATAATAACACGCTATTCTCGTTACAAGCGTGAATGCGATGACATTGACAAAACTATTAATACAACCTGCGTTACACCAGATAATTACGATGAAGTAGGGGGTGATTTATCACCTCAAGTCAAATGGAACATTAAATACCTTGACCAACCTCTAGCACCGAAATTGACACTAGAGGAATTCATGGCGTTGCGTTGTACATGCAACAAACCAGGACTAAAGTTGGCGGCACCAGTCTTCTCGGACGCACCACGACCAATTATATACCACATATGCTCGGCTAACAATTACGCTGCTATCAAAAGGCAAGCTACTATTGTGCCAACATTCGATCAAAAAGAATTAAACAAATTTGCCAAATGGTTCAACATCATATACATACGTGAAATAGAACCATATTTACAAAATTTCAATTATGATTACGGCGAGTGGTACAATCACTTAACATTAAGCCAGCAAAAAGAAATTGATCGTGTTGACAAATATGCTATCCCATTAGACAATGCTTACACTATGTTTGTCAAAGTCGAGAAACAACTGTACGAGTTGAACGGTAAAGCACCAAAAAATCGGTGCATATGCAGCCCAAACGCGGCACACAAATTTGTTCTTGGACCTGTAACCTATGCGCTAGAACGATTATTCGGTAAAACGTTCAAAGGTTACTGTGGTGGCAAGAACTGGACACAACTTGAAAATTATTATAATGCAATGGCTGAAGCTGGACTGACAAAGACGGTACAATTAGACGGTTCAGCTTTTGATAGGTCGCAACACTACGAAATAAAGAAAATTGTAGATCATCGCATCTATGAAGCAGTAGCTAATAAACTGCACCACGTCGACCCAGCAACATTTCTCTACTATGCATGCCCCGAATGGCGTAAAGTTTTAGTACGCTATTTCGACAAAGACGGCTGTCATAGCATG